TGAACTCGTTTGAATCGTTTTATCCATGTGTGTTAATTTGTCCTCAAAACGTTTGAATTTTTCCTCGAATAATCTTTCTAGCTGTTCGTGGTTATGGTCTTTTGAAGCTTTTATTTGGTTCACTTCGACTTCTAATCTTATTAAATTATCGTGGTTTTTCGAATGACTAGCAAATAATCTAGTTATAGCTCCCGTTATTAATAGAGAAATTCCTCCGATAATATACTTTTCAAATTCGTTCATTATTATAAGTTTGGAAGTTGTTTTGGCTCATATTGTATCAATGGTAAATCTTTCAACCATTGTATATCACATAAATTAATTGAATCTTCGTCAATGCAATATTCATCATTAACATTCAACATATCTAAATTAAAGTAGGTCGATGGTGCAATTAAAACGCCTATCAAACTATCTCTTTGTGTACTATCTATTATTGCTACATTCATAATTAAAAGTTTATACCTAGTGTTAACATTAGAGTGTCTACTGCGTTTGTTAAAAGTGTCATTTCTGAAGAAGTAAGACCTTCCCCCTGAGAAATGAAAGTTAATTCATTGTCTGAATAAAAATTTTGACCTCCTTGAAAATTCATACATAAACCATAAACTTCTCTATCAGAGCGAATATTAGAGCTTATAAGTGAAGTCCTAGGACGTTGATAACCGTTTATTGAACCAATAATTTCTGTTGAACTTATTCTGCTACCAATTGCAACACCTCTAGAATTAGTCCATTCTGCATCGATAGCAGAACCATTCCAAACACTATTGTCACCCCAAGAGCCATTCTGATTAAATGGAAACTTTGGTGAACCATCCCAGTAAGGAGAACAAACAGAGGTTCCATTATTTACACCATAAGAACCAAAAGAACACTTTGCTGTAAACGCCATAGAGTTTCTTGAATAAATACATTGGTGAGCAGAATTTAAAGTGCCATGTGTTAAAGGAGTATAACCCGTTTTAAAGAATCCATTTGTAGTTGATTTCATGCCAGTACTCGCATGAGTTATTGAACCAAAATACGTTAAATCAAAAGCAGAATTACCTATAAAATTATAATTGTTTTTTGTAGCATCGCCATTAAATAAAAATTGCATATGATGAAATTTACCAATTATTGGATTGATAGTAGATTCAAAAGTATTAACTGCATTTATTGTAGGTATGTCTGTAATACTTCTAGCTGTAATCCACAAAGTTGTTAACGCTCCGTAACTTGCGCCAGCTTTTATTAAATGATGGTAGTAACTCATATTATGCTGGTTTAGTTATCCAATATTCTACTCTAGTCGTCGACACCCATTCAGCAAAGATAATGTTTAATACCGATGTTGTGTAAGTTCCCGTACCTATTAATACCCAACCAGCTGGTACTGTTGGCGCAACTGCTTTATTTGAATATATCTTTTGTACAACTCCAATTTTAGCGCCTGTTAAGTCGTCTGTTAAGTTTGCCGTTGATGGAGTGTCAAATGTATTATAGACTTGTGGAGTAGCAAAGGAAATAACGCTCCCAGTAGTTGCGGTTGTTGATGGATTTTTAGCGTCTAACTGTGTTTGTATTGCACTCGTTACTCCTTTAACGTATGCAAGTTGCGCTATACTAGGATAAGTTGCAGTCGATAAAGTTAATAGATTTCCAAAAGCATCGAAGTAAGCAATTTGATTAGGTGTAACGTTTAAAGAAATGAACCCCATACCATTCGGTAATTGTACTATATTGCCAGCCGTTATGCCTAAGTACCCACTCGGTTGATTCTTCGCACTCGTAACTTGGTAACCGCTCAAATCCTGATCACCCGTATTACTTCCTGACAAAGTTGTAATACCTAACTTAGCCTTAATCGTAGTGTCTGTTTCGTCACCCGTGTTAGTTCCGCTTGTGTTACCTATTACAGTAAGTTGTGCATCACTTACAAAGTTAGCGTTTACCGATTCAGGAATGTCCCCCGTTTCAATTGTTATAACTCCGTTGATGTCAGGAACTACCCCGTTTACTTCGGTAACTCCATTTGTGATATTTACATTTATGTCTTGTGCCATAGTATAAAGGTATTAATTATTTTTTATTTAATTTCAGTTATTATAAAGTTCATATCAGTTACTGTTATATCTGTTATTGCTGAAGTGTTTGAACAATGAATTTCTAAGTAGTCACCTTGAATATGCGAAACAACACAACTGAATGAAACGCTTTCAGCTCGCCCACTACCATTAGCAGTACTTTTTGTTTTAGACGGAGTTCTAATTGTTGCCAAAGCACTATCATAGAATCCAAACTCACAAACATTATTATTTCCTGAATTGAAAGATAAGCTACAATGTATTAAGTACTTTCTCCTTATCGATGCATCATTAGTCAATCGGTTGTTTGTGTGTGTATATTTAGAATTATCAGAACTAGCCGTTGTTGTTCCTAAGACCTTGTAAAATGTATTTGTAGCACTTACAGTCGTTGCAGTTGCATTGCCTTGCATGTATAATTGACCATTAACTGCCGTGTTTGTTATACCTACACAACCCGAATAAAGTGCCTTATTACTTGTTTCAGTTACTCCCGTTAAATAAGTTCCACCACCCGAAAAGTTAACAGTATCTAAAATATATCTTTCATCTGTAATAGTTGCACTTGAAGAAACATCTAATGCAGTTTCACCACTTAAGCAAACAAACGACGAATAAATGATTCTAAAACGCCTAGTAATGTTCGCAGTAGATGAGACTATAATTGTTGTTTGTCCTGTTCTACCATCAAATAAAGTATTACCTATTCCAACTGTCCCAATCGTACCATCGATAGTCAAATTAGCGGAATTTAAAAAAGCGCTATCTCCTATAATTACGTTCGTGTAATCTTTAATAGTTCCAACTGTGGCGCAATCTGTAAAGTTTACACCAAACCAATCTAATGCCGTAGTTGTACCATCACCATCTAAATTTAAAACCGTGCCATGTGTGAAAGTTATATTACGAATAGGTAAAGAATAAACCGAAGTAATTAAAGCAGTAGAAGAATTTAACCCCGTAGATTTTAAAACACAGTTTTCTGAACTTGCACCAAGTATAACTGTATTTGCGCTACATACAATCCTATCACCTAGTAAATCTACAGTAGTGGTAAAAAAATACGTTACGTTTGCTAATAGTGTAATTACGTTTGCAACCGCAGTTGGCAAATCACTAGGAGTATTTACGAAAATAAAATTATCATTTGTAATACCGCCACCAATAGCACTAATAAAATTACTGTAACTTATTTCTGTGTTTTTTTTACTGTTTGCGGTTTGTCTAACTAAAATAGTATCTGCACCATCCAAAGAAGTTACGCTATCAGTAAAGGCTTGGTTATTTATAAAGTTCTTCATGATAATGTAGGAACTGAAAAAGTTTGTTGTAACACACTATTAAAGTAAACATTGTAAACAGTATCAGGCAAAGTGTAAGTTTCTCCACTACTTGCCGTATAGCTAAATGTATCGTCTGAATTAATAATCAACACATCAGCGCAATTTTGCATCTCTCCTGATTCCTCAAAATCATAACCAATCATTGGCAAATCGCAAATACTATTACTGTCGTACATTGTGAAAGAAATAGCAAGTACCCATCCAGCGCTTTCATCTGCTCCCTTTTCTAAAAACTTGCTAGCAGTTGCACCGCTTATCTTTCCTAGATTTTGCCATCTAGGAGATTTACTTATAACTTGGTAAACATCACGTACAACTTGCAGAGTATCACTCTCTGTATCGTTTAAATTGCCTTGCCTACCCGTTTTAAAGAACTTATCAGCTATAATAATGTTAATCGTTACAGGTATAGTGTTCTTAGATAGTGAATTTCCAGTCACATAACAACACATTAAAGGATATGTAACGGCGCTATCTTGGTTTATAGCGTTTAGAAAGTCACCCCAGTAATAAGTATTTACTTGTAAGTGAGCATCTGCAATAGCTTGTAATTCTCTATTGATTTGATTAAGTGTGCTTTTCATCTAAAATATAAATTACTTCGTGGCTTTCCTAAATCGGGTTTAATTCCCTCTCCTCCATCAGTTAAACAGTCATAAAAACTATCAGGATTTGAGAAATATTCATAGTATTCAGGGTATAAATTACTGTTATACTTCAAGTATTTGATTAACTTTTGTCTGTAATGTTCAAATTTAGATCTAAACGAATCTTGTAACCTATTAACTTCGCTTTCACTAGCGCCCTTTAAAAACTCATCAGACGTAATACCAGTCGCTTTATTACGTATTTGGTAGGTAGTCATCACAACCGCCTCTAAATTACACCCCATTGCAAGCACTGGGATAATATAACTATCCATTAACAGTACTTCATCAGCATTTAAGTCGTCTGCATCTATTCCCTCTAACAATCTAGTGTACAAAGATGTCCCGATTATAGGTTCAATCATTGTATCTTGTACTATTCTAATAGTCGGAGTTAAGATACTATCCTCAACATTGCCGTGAATTAGCGAAAGTTGCTTTAAGTTGTATGCGTTTATTAAGAATGCTGTCATATCACTTATAAATTACGTTTTGTTTCCAAAAATGTCTACATGATGGAGTATTAATATCAGTGTTAGGGTTATGATACCACCCTCCTCTATAACTCCATACGTCACGATTTACCGCCGTGCTTATCATGTTTATTTCTTCACGTGTGTAAACCTTATCTAGTCTGATTAGAGTAGCGCAAAAATCTCTTGACTTTCCACCTTTCACAAGGTCGGGAGCATTTGGTCTTTTCTCGTATGAATAAACAACTGATATTTCATCTTGTTGTATAATCTCTTGAAGTCCTCTATCGGTTACATTGCCACCATCTAATAAACCTTTATTTTGCAGTCCTATAATGATTTTTGATACTTCAATAGGTTTCATGTCCAATGCCTTTACGATAGCGTCGTAGCTTTCACCATTTGACAACATCGAAAGGATTAGATTTTGATTATCTGTTACTGCAAATTTATCTTTAAAAAAACCCTCGATTATTTCCTCATCTGTTTGGTTGCTAAATTCCTCTGATTTGATAATCTTAACATCACTTTTTGAACGTCCACAACTTGAAAATAAATCTAGTATTTGCGTTTCATTGTCTTCTGCTGAAAAAGTAGCGGTTGCCGTTGGTATTGTATCACCTCCCTCGATAGGTTGTAATTTAGCTAAAGCTCGAATCTCGTTACTAGTCAATGATGATAACACTTTATTCGCTACTAATGGACTCATTGAGTTTAACGCCTTACTAACTGCATTAGTTTCGTCGATTTGGTTTTCAATTTGTAGCTTATATTCGTTAAAAGATATTGTTCCAGTCATTCCGTTTAACTCTGACAATACATAATTCAAAGAATCTGCTATATTTTTCTGTCTTTTAGCTATGTAAGTCTGGGAAAATATGTTAAAATCTTTCTCTAAGTCACTAGAAAATAAAGAGCTATCTTGAATGTACCCAAACATTTTAGGGTTAATTACAGAATGTGCAATGAATATCTTTTTACTAAGTCCAACCTCCGTACTTTCGTAACGTTTATCTAAGTCGTTACCGTTTAATTGTACGATACTTGGCTCTCTATCTTTACCATCTGAAAAGGTAACACTTACACCGCCTTGTTTACGCTTATCTGTAGCGTTTAGTTTTAAGTCGTCTACTATTTTATCAGCTTGTTCCTCACTTTCTGGGATGCCGTTATTTAAACTTATAAGCGTACCGCCTTTATAACCATTTACAACCTCCGATAGTCTAAAGAAATTAATTTCAACGTCTGTAAGTATTGCATCAATACCACCCGAATATAATGGTATTGGATAATGACCAGCGGTAAGTTTTTTTGTTTCTAAAACAAATTGTCTAGATTTAGCCTTTACAAATAAAACACATTCTTTCGTTTCACTTGTACGATTAAAAAAACTTGTGTACGTTTTAAATTTCGTTTTCTCGTTTTGCTTATTTGTAGCCCAATTTTCAGAGTAATAAAATAGCGTTCCATTTTCATTAGGTCGCATTAACTCAAAATCTAAATGTTCTAGTTGCCACATTTCATTTAATGCATCGTAAACACATCGAATGTAATACCCATTAACAACTTCCTGATCTAAAGAGTACATTTCTACTAGCTCATCCAAAGTATGTTTTGAACGTCCGTTTTTGTTTATCTCCTCCCAGTTTTCT